AGAAGTAGGACCTGTTATTGTATTTATTTCGCCTACTTGATTATCATATAATTCTATTAATTTGAGTTTATATTCAAAGTTTTTTAAACGTTCTGTAGCACTACTAAAATGGATAAAATTTTCAAAATGATAACTTCTTTCTCCTGATGTTTCTGTTGATCCCGAAATTGATTTTATAAGTGAATAGTTTATTTCTGGTACTTCTTTATTTTCAAGTTGATTTAAAAGTTGTTCATACGAAGAAGTAGAATTATAATTTAATATTTCATTGTAATTTTTAAAGGCTGAAGGTACACTGTTATTTAGTCTAGTATCTATTTTAAAATTAGGACCTCTTAAAGCTATTCTATCATCTTCTATAGGGCCAAATCCTAAATCAACAGTTATGTTTGTTTTATCTACTATGTTTTCAGATACTCTAAACTTATCTATAGTAGTAATTGATGGGGGTAATGGTTCATATAATTTAAAAAGAACTTCGTATTTTTTTGATCTTTTATTTAAAAGTATATTAATACAAGTAACTAATTGATCATCTCCAAAATTAAGAACTATGTCTTTATAAAAAGCACTACTTATCATTTCACCTATAATACCTCTTACTGCTTTTTGTAAATCAGTATTATTAACCATTTCAACTGTGGCTTTTAATTCTGTTCTAGAGGAAGATATTTCTCTTAAAGTGAATGTTTTTAAGAAAGAATTTATTATCTTTTTTCTTTGAATATTAAAAGATAATCTATATTGTCCTGATGAAAATCCTCTGTCTTGTAGGATTTTTACAGGATCCATATTTAATTCAGAAGTAAGTTCTCCTTGAATATTTTCGGGAAATTTATAATCTAAAAAATTATCCTCAGAGTATAATAATTCTCCTGAATTACTATATACATGTAATTCTATATAGTCTTCTGGTTTACCAAATTTTTTATTTAGTAATCTAGTTGTTACTCCATCAAGTTCTAAACTTTTTTCTGATGATATATTTATATTTTCGTTGGCCATTATCCTCTACTATATGATGTTTGACTTGGAACACTAACAAAGTTTGCATTAGTCCTATTACTTATAATGTTATTAGATGATGTACCTGTATCTGGGGCGGTTTCTGCTATTCTATCTAATAATTGTCTTAAAATTTCTATTTCTGATTGGTCTAAACGTTGACTTTCCATGCTGTTTTTTAATGAATTAAAATTTAACACATCTGTTGGTTCTGCAATGTTATAATCATTAAAGTCATCTAAATGATATATTTGTCGTCCCTTTTTCATGGTATTTAAAAAAGATTCATCTTCAAATAAATACCCAAAATCTCCAATTGATTTATCTGATCCATCTGCGTTTTTAAAATTAGGATTAGCTGCTCTCCATGTTAACCATACATTCCAACTAATTTTTCTATACAGACCATTTTGCATTATTCCTATTGACACATAGGGTACGTGCATTATACTACCATCAGGATAAAATGGGTGGGATTGTGTTTGGAATTCTTCTTGTATTTGTTCTTGTAATGCTTCTACTTTATTAAGTAAAGTTGTTATTGTTGTGTCTTTAGGGTCAACATAATCTTCTACATAATCTTTAGAATCTTCTAAAAGTTTAGTGTGTGATTGTTCTCCTCTTTTAGGAATGTCATAAAATATTTCTCTATAGATTTGAAAAAATTGTTCAATATCTTCGTCTATAGGTGGTTTTACAAATTCCGAAAAATTAGTATTTACATTATTTCTTAAAGATTTAGATGCATATTGTTCTGTTTCTAATTTAAGGGTATTTAATATTTCTAGGGCCCAAGAATTACATACATATTCTGATTTTACTTCTGCTTTCCAATTACTACAATTGTTTTCAACAAAAAATTTACATCCAACACATTGTTTATCTATTCCTCTTCTATAATTAGTAGGTAAGTTAGAAGGTATAGAAGATCCCCCAGGATATAGTCTTTTTGCTTTATCTTGTCTTTTTTTTTCAGCTGGTGAAGAATTTGTATCTTTACTATAGTTTCTTTGAGCCATTATCTAACTACTTTAAAATGGTAATTATCATCATATATTGTTGTTCCATCATTATTTACATGTTTAAATAATAAGCGATAATATCTTTCAGGTTGTAAACCTTGCATGTGTATATTAAAATACATTCCATCACTATTAGCGCTTAATTTTGTAAAATTATCATCAAAAGGAATTATTTCTTCTTCTGTGTGAGCATCTCTTACACTATAATATGATGTATTTCTAAAGTATCCCACATTTAAATAATTTGAAGAAGAAGCAAATTGTCTTACTGGGTATTTTTCTCTTACATGAATTTTAAATTTAGCTTCATCATTTTGATTATATTCTTCTTTATTTCTATATAATGAAACGCTTAATTCCCCACTATTAAAACCAGCACTTAAAGGACTATAAACAGCATCATCCCATTTAAAACATAATTTTGGTGGGTAAATAGTGTGTGTGTCAGTAGAAAAATATTTCATTTCACCAAAACTACTTGATGTTGATTGTTCTACAGAGTCTGGTTGTTTTATAATAAAACCATAATTTGTTATACCTGTTGGGTATGTTTGGTTTGCACATATACTTGCCGATTGTTTTTGTACTATTGTAGTTACGTCTATATCTGTATCTAAATTATCAGCATTTAAAAATTGTTGTGAACCTTGAAATAAACTACCTGTATACCATACTCCACCTCCTTGTGTTATTCCAACTGCATTTATAGATCCTGATGAACCATTCCCAAAACTACCTGTTGTCCAAAATGTTTTAGTTGTATCATTATCTCTATATGTCCAACTTACACCATTAGAACTTGAAGGTAAATTTGAAAATCTTCCTGTTCCTTCGTTCCATGATTGTGATACTGCGAATGCTTCTATATTTAAGGTACTTGCTAGATTTTTATGTTCTGAAGATAGTAATTGTAATGATACTTTTGATGTTCCATTATTAAATTTAGAAGAACCTATTTTAGTAATAGTATCTTTTATTTCTTGACTATTAAATTTAATTAAAACTCTTGAAGGGTAATATCTTTGATCTGAACTTCCTTTTTCTTTTACAATTTCAAGGATTTCATCATGCCCTGTGTTCATTTTAGTTCTATCAGGGTGACTGTATATTGTTGAGTCTATTTCTGGAAATAAAAAATAATATGCCATTTTAATATGTTGTTACACGTCCCTTAATATCAGTATTAGGGTACTTTAGTTCGAAAATACTTGGATCTAGCGAAGGATAAATTACTCCTTTCCTTGTGGCTGATTCAAAATCATATTTATATTGTGAATAACCTGTAGATGCTCCACTTTTATTAGTTATTTTTACATCTTCTACTGTTTGTACTCCTAAAGTTCCTCCTAATAGATTTTTTATTTCAGACATTATAATAGGTTGATTTACTTGCCATTTATCTACTGCAAAATAATCTTGTAATTCTGTTATACAATTAAGTATTACTTCTTGGTTGTTATATGTTTTAAAAGCTGTTATTTCAAAATCTACTGCAAAATTAATTACAAATGCATCTTTAATATTAACAGCATCTGTTAACATTCTAAATTGTTCTAAGTAAGTAGATAAATTTTGTTTTGTAGCTGAATTTAAAGTTGTTAACTTTTTATTTTTATCATATCCTAAAGTATATAAATTTAATGCTAGTGGGTTAGGTATACGATTAGGTTCAGTTGTTAATGGAGATATTTGATCGTCTTGTGTTATGTAAGCTTTAGCAATTCTACCAAACTTAGCAGGTAATGATAAAGTTCTTATTAAATAATCTTCTTTAGTAACTGTTCTTTGTTGTGATGAAAAATTAGCCATAGTATTCATTCTAATTTCTTCTACTGTGTCTCCTGTTCCTCCACCTACCGCTGCTTCTACATTAGTTGATGATACTGAGGCTTTTACAAAATTAAGTAATCCTGAACTTAAATTAGGATTATTTGTTATCGATAATTGGTCTTTTTTTGTTATAGTATTTGAAGCTACATTAGATTGTAATCCTCCACCTTTAACATATGTTACTGTTAATGTTGTGTTTGAAGGTACCTGACCATATGCTTTAGTAAATAAGAAATTTGATGGGTCATAAGCTTGATTTAATTTACTTCTCCCATCCTTAATTCCTAATCCTATATTATCTGGATTAGGAATAATATCTTCATCTGCTTTATCACTAACACCCGCTCCAAATTGTAATTCTAAAGTCTTATCTGTTTTAAATCTCGTAATAAATCTTCTTGGGACTTTTTTTACTTTTAAAAGATAAGGTGTTTGACCATTAAAACCCATTAATTCTGGATCATTTGCCCCCGTATTTTCTAATTCTTCAAAAATTGTATCTTGTGCTAAGTAAGGAACTTCGTAATATAAATTCCCATCAGAATCTTCAACTTTTTCTATAGAAATAATATCTTGGTTAAATAAGGTTAATGTTAAAAATTGTTCAGGACTTCCTACTTCAAATTTTTGTGTTGCGGTTTCACCCGAAATTACATTAACTTTTTTAGTTAATAAAAAATATTCTGGGTTTTGGTTATTATCATACTGATAAATGTTAGTTATAGTAGGTGAAAACGAACTTGAAAAATTAAAGTCTACATCTTCTGATGTGTAAAATATAGGGCCATCTGAGGACTTAAATGTTGAATTTTCGCTTATTCTTAAAGCATAATTAAAATCAGGTACATAATTATTATTAACCTTTTTTGATGGAACTAATTGAAATACATCTAAATCTGTTGTTGCAGCTGTTGTTACTTTAGGTTTATACCCCATAGTATAAGCTATATTATATAAATTTTCTTCTTCTTGAGCTAAGGATAAAAAAGATTCTCTTAATTGAGTATCAGTGTAAAAAGATAAAACATCACCAACATATGATACCATTTCCATAAACATCATACCTGGGGATCCTTCACTAAAATCATTGTAAGTGTTAGGATAATATGTTTGTGCAAATTCTATTAATTGGTCCTTAAAAGACTGAAAGTCTTTATTTAGATATTTTACATCTTTATCTTGTGTTTTATTTGATACTTTATTATAGGCCATTATACATTGTTTATCCGTTCATTCCCGGGGATGATTGATTTATATTAACTTGAATTGAATCTAAAGTATTATCTAATATAAAACCATATATTAATTTAATTAATATTATGTGTCTATCTAAATCTGTGTTTACTTCTACTTCTTCTATTACTATTTCAGGTACATAAGTTTGTAATTGATAGTGTATTAAATCTTTTATTTGATTAGAATCAACATTATTTTCAAATAGTATAGTTTTAAGACCACATCCTAAGTTAGGTTGATTAATTCTTTCTCCTTTTTCAGTTAATAATAT